CTTTCCCGGATCGCGCCCGTAACCCCATCCGGGCAGGCGCAGCAGCAGTAGAGCGAACGACGACCTTTTCTATCCCGCTGCCGCCCGCGGTGCCCTGCCTTTACCCAGCCGTGCCTGCTGCATGAACGAGGGCGGCATGTTGGTGGCGCCCGTCAGCACCAAGATCGCTGCTGACGGGATGAAATGTACCTTTGGGTATTGTTTGTGTGCAAGCCTCAAGGTATTGACCTTTGGGTATTGTTGGGTATTGTTGTTGTGACAGTGCCATCGCAGGCGAAGAAGGTACTAAGCTCACGTCCTATGAACTTGGATGATCTGAATGCGTTTAGGCGCGAGCGCATGGCGAAGCTGGTCGAGCGTATGGGCAGCCGCGTGGCGCTCGGGAGAGCGTTGGGCAACAAAGACGGGAACTACATCAACCATATGTTGAACGGTCTGCGTCCTATCACTGAGAAGACTGTTCTTCAATGTGAACAGCTTCCTGGAATGTCGGGATGGTTTGCGGTTGAAATTGGTGCTCCGTCAGCGCAAACCACTCCCCGTAAATTTGAGACGTTTGGTGCACGCCTCCATTGGTGGATGATTTATCGAGGTTTTACTCAAGTGGTGCTTGCCGACCGAGTAGGAATGGCCCAAGCTACTTTGAATGAGCTGATCAAAGGGAAGATAAAAGAGCCACGGGCGAGCCACTTTTTGGAGCTTGCTCGGGTGTTGGATCTTCACCCAGAGTATCTTCTTACTGGAGAGGGGCCTATGGAGTTGATGAGCTTTTCGCAGCTCACGGGTCCGGAAGCTCAGTTAGTTATGTTTTTCCGCTCTCTTCCAAACGATGCGGAGAAAAACTTGATGCTCATCCAGCTTCACCAGGAGCATGAGAAACGCGGGAGATCAGCGAATTGAATCTCTGATTCAGGTGGTAATTTGATAATAAAAAAGCCACCGCATGGTGGCTTCTTTATTAGTAGGTTTTGCTTTCCCAAGCGCGCAATACTTTGGCTAATATCTGAAAGTTCATCCCGGGCTTGATGTACCACTCTCGATATTTCTTATTTTCGCTAATGACAAGAATTCCTTCCCCAGGGATGCGTTGAAGGCGTTTTATAAAGCCTTCTCCATCTACGGAGAAAAAATACACGCCGTCAAATTCACATTCTCGAACACCGGTGTCTACCAGCAGCGGATCGCCGGGGTTGAACATTCCCAGCATCGAATCCCCAAAACCGGTCACGATAGAGAGGTTGTCATAGGCCGTCACGTAGGGGAGATTCTTCTGTGCCCACTCGCTACTCACGCTCCAGCTCTTGATAACACCGGGCTGGTCACGCAAAACTAGGCCGCCCCCCATGGCACCGCCTGTTGAATATTGTCGAATCACTATCTCGTCTCGTGGTGGTCTCTGGTCAACATTTTCCGCGTTGGCGGACGTGAACTCCAGAGCGGCCTGGGCCTCGTCAGGAGCCATCTCCCAAAAGCCCCGAGGTAGGTCGAACGTGGCGCGAGTCGCGTCCATCAGCTCTTGTCCAATCCCTTTGGCTCCCTTCTTATCCTGTGGATAGAAAAGCCGATTGATGTAACTTGCGTCCTTGCCGATGGCTCGCGCCAGCGCGGCGCGATTTCCTTGGGTGAAACGAGAACAGAGGATTGTAAGAAGCTGTTGCAGCCGCGCGTGATTATCCATGAACCGATTGTCCGAGCATGTACCCACAGGTACAAGGTTCCGAAGGTATCTTCTGCGAGTACCTTGAGGTATCATGAGCGGCATGAATTCGTTCAAACTGTTCTTCTCCGGGCTGGATCGGGCCGGGCGCGCTGAGTTCGCTGTTCTGTGCGGCACCACGCCCGGTCTGCTCAACAAGCTCATCTATGGCGGCGGGCGCGTCGAACTAGGCCTCGCTGATGTGATGGTTGCCGTTGGGTGCGGGCGCTTTGTGCTTGCAGACCTTCCGCTTACAGAGCGTGCGAAGGCGCAACATGCGGCTCGTACCAAGGCGTACGGAGGAGAGGCCACCAATGGCTGAGAAATCTCCTGAAATCGCTGGCCCCCTTAATCGCGTCATGCGTGGCTTGGTCGCCTTTGCGCGGGGCACGGGTCGCACCAGTTGCTCCGACACCATGGAGCTGCGGCAGCAGTGCGATGCCAACACCCTGCGCGTGCTGGACGCGCTGGCCAGGGCCAAGGGCATGGAGCGCCCGGCCTACATCGAGGCGCTGTTGGAAGAGCATGCGAAAGAAGCGTTGCATGAGGCAAGTCTGATCGTGCGTCAGCTGCGGGGCAATCCGCTGCTGGTGGAAGCGCTTGGAGCCCCGCCGGAGACCTTTGGTCTGCCTGCGGCCGAGGAAGAGGTGGGGAATGCACGAGCAACAACTGCCTGAGCCCATGGTTCCCGAGGATTGCGACCTCGCTGATTTCGCCTTCATGCCCCTTGACGTTGCGCGCTTACGTGACTCAGACCTTGCTGCCAACGAAACACCGGAAGCCTGTTGGGCTGCCGTGCTGTTGTGGTCAGCGGCCTGGCACCAGGTGCCAGCGGGGTCCATGCCTGACAACGATGCCTGGATTGCGAAGCAGGCCGGCTATGCCCTGCGCGGGCGCATCGATCCGAAGTGGAAGCGTGTGCGCGAAGGCGCCATGCATGGCTGGGTGCTCTGCAGCGATGGCCGCTACCACCACCCCGTGGTGGCGGAAAAGGCCCGGGATGCGTGGGCCTCGAAGCTGATGCAGCGCTGGCGGACGGAGTGCGCGCGCATCAAAAAGCACAACGACAGGCACGGGACAGCCGTGGGACGTCCCTCATATGAGGAGTGGATTTCCTCGGGACGTCCTGCGGGACAGCCTTTGCCGCTCCCCGGTGACAAGGGGTCTTGTCCCGAGGGACAAGGCGGTGTTGTCCCTGGGGACAGCCTTCCCGGTCCCGATGGACAAGGCCCACATGTCCCCGACGAAACCCACTCCAAGAGACAGGGAGAGGGACAGGGACAGGGACAGGGACAGGGACAGAGACACCCTATGTATTCCGTACCTGACGGTACGGGCGGTTCGCCCGCCAGGTTGACCGACCCGGGCGAAATCATCTTCGGCTACGGCCTCTCCATGCTGGTCAACGCCGGGACTGCGGACAAGGCGGCGCGCTCGTTTCTCGGCGGGCTGCGCAAGGCCCACGGTGACGCGGTGCTGATCGACAAGCTGCGGGAGTGCGCCAAGGCGCGGCCCTTGCAGCCGCTCGAATGGCTCGCTGCCGCACTGCCTCCGCCCTCGGTCGGTGGGCCGAATCGTGGCCCGCAGACCAACAACAAACACAGCGCCGCCTATGCGGCCATCGTGGAGGACTGACCCATGCAAAGCATTTCCGCGCTGGCACCTACAGCGCTGCACGACGGTGCGCGAGAGCCTACCGCCAACCCCGCAGTGAAGAATCTTTTCCTCGTGATGCAGGGGTGTTATGGGGCGCTGTTCCTGAGCAAGTTCGCCACGGGCGTGCTGGATGACCAAGGCCGCGACCTGGGCGTGCGCGCCGCGATGCGGGTCTGGCGCACGACGCTGGCCAAGTACGCGCCCGACGTGATCGAGTCCGCTGTTGCGCGCCTGACGGCAGAGCACCCGGACTATCCGCCGCACCTTCCGCAGTTCGAAGCCATGTGCAGGGCCGCCACGCCCCGCAAGACGCACGCCGAGGAGCATGGTTGGCTAGCCCTGCCTGCACCCAACGCAGCGCCTGTGCATGTCCAGATCGAGCAGCAGGGCGATGGCAAGGACTGGGCCCGCCGCATCGTGGCGCGCGTGCAGGCCGGCGACCAAACGCTGACGCGCACGGCCATCCGCGCCGCGATGCAGGCCCTGGGCATGGAGGGCTGGCCGCGATGACGCTCCTGCAGCTGCTCAAGATCGGCGCCGTGCTGCGCTACCGGCCTGGCTTCCGCTTCTACGCGGTGCGGCAGGGCCGCGAAATCTCCGTCAACCAGGTGGAGGCCGAGGCAGCCGTGCGCGCCGGCCGCGTCCGCCCTGAAAGCACCGGCCCCGATGGGTTTGGCGTGTATCACTTTTCGCTCAGGAATTCCCAATGACCCGCAGGTTTGAATTTGCCCGCGACCAGGTGCTGGCCACCATCGAGGCCGGCCCCGTTCAGTACGCCGCCTTGGCCGGCACGATGTCTGATCCAGCCCGCGCCCAACTGCGCGCCATCATCGATGAGCTGACGGGGCATGGCCTTATACGGCTGATCCAACTGGACCGTTTCCCTCACTACGTGACCACCGACTGGGTGATGCCCGACGAGCTGCGCCTGCAGCTGATCGAAGGCAAATGCCGTCGCACCCTGGATGGCTGCTTGATCTGGACGGGCTACATCGACCCGCGCCGCGGCCCGATGGTGCGTTTCGGACCGGACGGCCCACCCACGGCGGCCCGCCGCGTGGTCTGGACAATCAAGCGGGGTCCGCTGGGCTCGCAGCAGACCGTGCGCGCTGGCTGCGACGATCCCGCGTGCGTGGCCTATGAGCACATGAAGCTGGGCACCCGCGCCGACAAAGTGCGCGGCCGCAGCCTCACGCCGTTGACCAGGCTGCGCATTGCCCGAACCCAACAGGCCGCGCGCGGCAAGCTGGATATCGAGAAGGTGCGTGCCATCCGTGCGAGCGCGGAATCGGAGACTGTGCTGGCAGAGCGTTACAGCGTGTCGAAGCCCACCATCGGCCAGATCCGCAGGAACGAAACGTGGCGTGAGGAGGGCGGCATGTTTACCGCGCTGATCCCGGGGAGGGCACGGGCATGAGCGTGATCCTTGGAATGGACCCCGGGGCCAACACGGGCGTGGCCGTCTACGTGGACGGCCAGCTGGTGGAGCTGCTGACCATCCCGCCGCACCACATCGAGCGCACGCTGGCCGCGCGCATGCCGTCGCGCGTGGTCTTCGAGGACAGCCGGCTGCAGTCGCACACCTGGACGCGCGGCAAGACCGGCGCCGCCAGCGCCAAGATGGCGCGCAACGTGGGGCAGGTGGACGCGCGCTGCGCCGACATCACGGCGCACTGCGCAGATCTGGGCATCCCGGCCCATGGCATCAGCCCGGCCGGGAAGGGCGGCAAGCTGGATGCGAAGCGCTTTGCCGCGATCACGGGCTGGACTGGTCCGAGCAACGAGCACAGCCGCGATGCGGCCATGGTGGCCTGGCCATTCCGCCGCGCTGCGGATCTTCGAGGAGGCCGCCATGGCTGAAATTGCCCTGCACGCCCGCTGGGATGGCCCTGAGCAGGCCCGTGCCAACTTCCTGCAGCGCGTGGCGCCCTGGTGCATGCAGCAGTGGGAGGCTGGCCGCCGGCTGGAGGTTTTCGTGCGCCTGCACGAGGACGCCAAGACTGACCGACAGCGCACCTTCTATCACGACTTCGTGCTGGCCGAGATCGCGCGCCAGGTGGTCATCGACGGCCGCCGGCACTCGAAAGCCACCTGGAAGGAGCACTTCCGCGCCGAGTACCTGGGCAGCCGCGCGGTGACGCACCATGACCCGATCAGCGGCGCCACGACCACCACGCAGGAGCGCATCAGCACGGAGAGTCTGGGCGTGCGCGAGTACGGCGACCTGATCGACCGCGTGATGGCCCATGCCGTTACCGACCTGGGCGTCGAGTTCCCTGCGACCTTCGAGCAGTGGGAGCGGGAGCAGACGCACCCGGACACGGGCGAGGTGATTGGCGGGGTGTGCCCCTGATGCGCCGCACTGCCATCAAGACCGGCGGGGCAGGGTTCCGCCGGCGGGCAGTTCCTGCGTCCCATGCTGCCCACGAGCTGCCGCGCGAGCAGCGCCTGGAAGCCCGCGCCGCCCGCGCCATGGCCGAGGCCCGGCCGCGCGCTGCCACTGTGGCGCTCATCGACCAGCACCAGGTCGTGCCCGCGCCGAAGACCGTGGCCCAGCGCAACCCGCGCCTGCGTGCCCTGGCCAAGGGTCAGCAGTGCCTGCTGCTGGTCCCCGGGATCTGCACGAACGACACCACCACTGTGGTCTGCTGCCACAGCAATCTGTCCATCCACGGGAAGGGCGAGCGCAGGAAGGCCGACGACCACTACAGCGCCTGGGGCTGTGCCGCGTGCCATTCCTGGCTGGACCAGGGGCCTGCGCCGGCCGCGCGCAAGGAAGCCGCGTTCATGGCCGCGCACCTTCGCCAGGTCCTGGCATGGAGCGCGCTGGCCTACGCCCCGAACATCGATGCCCGCGACCGCGCCGCTGTGCTGTGGGCGCTGGGCCTGCTCAACGCCACGCCGATTCTGGTTTTTTGAAAGAGGACCATCTGGGAAATCATGGCCGCGAACACGAACCGCGACGACACGCAAAAACGAGAAGGTGGCCCCGCTTGAGCTGCATGGACTGGATGGCTGGCCAGCTGGAGGGCTGGCACGAGGAGGGGGCGCGGCACAACAACCCGCGTCCTGCGGGCATCATCCGCCCGGGCAGTGGCACTGACGTGCTGCTGCGGTTTTTACGCCAGGCTCCCGGGCGCTGGTTCTTCCATTCCGAGCTGGTCCTGGCCTTGTGCCGCAGCAAGGGGGAGATTGATTGGGCACTGCTGTACCTGGTGCGTGAGGGGCAGGTGGAAAGCCGGCTCACAGAGCTACCCGCGCGCAAGCCAGTTATGCGTTATCGCCTTATCTAAGGGCAGTAGGCCGATAGCATTTAGCCGAGCCAACGCGGTGTATAGGCACTATTTTTCTGCGGATGCGGGGCCAATTTTTGGCAGTTCGATGGTGAACTCGACGACCCCATCTGCGGAACGTCCTCTAGCTTGGCCTCCGTGGGCGCGGGCAATTTGCCTCACGATGAACAGGCCGAGGCCAAGATGGGTCCGCTCAACTTTTGCCGACGTGTCACGTTGTCGTAGGGGTTCAAAAAGCTGTTCCACCTCTTCGGCCGGTATGTGGGCGGAGTTCTCTACTGCAATCCGAACATCCGTGGCATCTCCGGTGATGTCCACAACGACTGGTGTGCCAGGCGCCCCATGCTTCACCGCGTTCGTCACAAGGTTGGCTAAGGCCTCCCTTACGCGCGACGGATCGGAATTCGCTTGTGTGTCTCCGCTGGTTTTCAGTTGGATATCTGCGTCTGGGTAAGCGGCCCGAAGCAGCTCTAACTCTTCAACGCAGGCCTCTGCCAGATCCACTGTTGCACGTTGAAGCACCATGCCGGAACCAAATTCAGCTTGGTTGTACTCCAACAGTGAGTCAAGAAGCGATGTTAGGCGCTTGACCGCACGTGAAAGGAGGGCCGTTTGTCCTGGGGGCTCGGACGCACTCCGGCGCATCATTTCAACAGTGATGGAAATGGCGTTGAGAGGGCCCCGCAGATCGTGACCAAGCACGCCCAGAAAGATCTGTCTCCAACGCTCTCGCTCCTGCGCGAAGAACTGAACTGACTCTGCCACCGCTTGGTCGATCGCTTCGTTGAAGCGCGCGATGTCCTCACTTGTGCTGGCGTCTGGTGGATGCCTGTCCATCCAAAGACGCAAAATGCTTGACCGCAGAGCCCTGTACTCGGCAACGAGGTGTTCGATGCTGATGCCTCGGCGCGCCCTCAAAAGTCCGTGTTTCTGAGCAGCTGTGATCATGTCTTCTGTAGGCCCATGACCCAACGACTTTTCTATGGACTGCGTCCTACTCTGTGACCTGCGGAGGTCCGCTGAAATTGTTTCAAGCAGATGGGGAAGATGGTCGCGAAGAGTGACCTCCCCCATGTTTTCAAGAGGTGGGATCGTGCGTGCATACGCCACGGCTGCAGCCAGTATGGGTTCGCGATCCGTCTCTAGGAATCTGGCGAGTCGCATGTATACGTCCAAAGGTAGTTGGAGTTTGAATACTAACTCTCATTCCGCGCATGACCAATCCTGTAATTTTGGTAGTTGATGACCAGCCGGAGGATGCAGACCTGTTGGGAATGCTGTTCGAGCTGGCGTTCCCGCAAGCCAGAGTTTGTGTTGCCTATGGGGCTCATCACGCGCTTGAGCGCGCCGCTCAGGAAGTGCCCGACGTAGCTGTGCTCGACATAGAAATGCCGCGCATGGATGGCGTGGAGCTGGCGAAGGTGTTCAAAGCTGCCTTCCCTACCAACCCGCCGCTTCTGATCGCTCTGTCAGGCAACCTACTCCGACTCTCAGAGCTGCGCGGCACGGCCACGTTTGACCATCTCTTGAGCAAGCCCACCGATGTTGACGCGATGATTCGAATCATGTCGCCACGAGTTTGCGCATAAGTCGGCTGGTTGCACCCCAGCCCGCGCATAGCTGCTATGGAGGCGGTTCATTGGTTGGCACGGCCCGTTGCGCTGTGGGCAGTCCCAACCGGCCAGCCTTGGAGGATGAGCAGGCGCCGCAGTGGGAGCGCCTCGAGCTGGACTACAGGCGGATAGAACGGCATTTGGTAGGTGTCGGTCCCCGCCCGCGAGCACAAAAAAAGAAGCCCGCAGTTGCGGGCCTTCTTTCTTCGCGTCACTGCGGTATCAACGCTGACGGCGTATACGACGCAGGCCGAAGATTGCCAGCAGGGCCGACATCAGGATGACGCCCCACTCGCTGAGCGTGGGAATGGCTGCCGCGCCGCCGGCTGGGGCTGCTGCCAGCACGGGCACGAGTGGATCGGCAATCACGCCCACGGCAGGGTTGGTGTCACCAGGGCCGTTGTCTGTGATGGTGTAGGTCACCGTGGTGCGCGCGCTATCCACGATCAAGTTCAGCGCGGTCTTAGGATCAAACCAGCCGCCGGCACCATCGGGCTTGCGGAACTGCACGCCTTGAGGCAGCGGGTTTGGATATGTGAGCGTCATCGTCACCGAGCCGGTGCAGTTTTCAGCGCTGAACGCGAATTGGCCGTTGGGGGCCTGCAGGTTCGGAGGAGTGGATGCGGCAGGACCGAAGCCGCCACCGGGTTGCAGCGTGCAAGTGGCACCACCACCGGACATCGTGGCAGTCGGCGTGCCGGACATACCGGGCACGCTGCCGGGCGCGCTCACCAGTTCCGTCTTGCGCGGAGTGGCTTGTGCGCTTGCGGAGGCCGCGCCAGGTGTGCCATTGGTTGCCACGACGGTGAAGTCGTAGGTGAAGCCATTGCTGAGGCCGGAGACGACGATGGGGGATGCCGCTCCTGACTGAGTGATCACGCCAGGTGCACCGGGCACGGCCACGGGGGTTGCGGTCACGGTGTAGCTGGTGATGGCCGCGCCACCTGTGGATGCGGGAGCTGTGAACGTCACCGTCGCTTGGCCGTCACCTGCTGTGACGTTGCCGATTGCCGGAGCACCAGGTGCTCCCGCGTTGACCGTGAAGGTCTGAGATACCTGAGGTGCTGGCGCGTAGCTTCCGTCGCCACCTTGGTTCGCATTGATAGTGCAGGAGCCAGGGGCCACGAATGCCAATGTGCCGCCAGTGGAGGTGGTGCAGACATTTGTGGTGGAAGAACTGAAACTCACCGGCAGGGCGGAGCTGGCCGTTGCACTCAATGTCGGCGTGGTGCCGAAATTCTGGGTGCCGGGGTTCGCGAACGTGATGGTTTGGGCTTGTATGCCATTCACCAGCACGCCGGCCGTGGCACCTACATTTGCCAAAGTCAGTACGGCATTGGTGCCGCCACTCGTCATCGTGCTCCCGTTTAGAGCGATGGAGGATCCCAGCGTCACGCCATCTGCGTCAACATCCCCTGGCTGAACGGTATATGTAAAGGTCAGTGTAGAGGTGTTGCTGCCGCTGACGAAGTTCGCTTGCCGGGTGTTTGCACCAATCGTCAGGGGGATGGAGGGCGGGCCGCCAGCTGTGACCGTGACGGGGGCGTTGTAGGTGACATTGAACTGCAGGCTCTGCCCAGCGGTGTAGGTTCCGTTGGCGGGGACGCTGACTGACTGCACAGAGGGGGCGGACGCAGTCAGGGTGTAGTTCAGCGTCGTTTGGCAGGAGTTGGCGTCTGTGATTGTTACCCAGTATGGGCCGGGAGAGAGACCGGTAGCTGTAGCCGCTGTGCCTCCAGATGGTGCCCAGGAATACGTGTAGCCAGGGGTGCCTCCGGTAGGCACGACGGTCGCGCTACCGTTACTGCCTCCTCCAACCGGGTTTACCTGAGACTGGGTGCCTGAGAGAAACGTTGCAGGTCCTCCGACAGTCGTAGACGCCGTTCCCTGTAGGGTGTTGAAGTCTGTCACCGTGACTGTATATGTGCCTTGCGGCAATCCTGTTGCCGTGGGAGCTGTGCCACCCGAAGGCGCCCACGAGTAGGAGTAGGGCGGTGTGCCGTTCTGGATGTCGAAAGCACTAGCGGTGCCGTTGGCTCCCCCGTAGCACGAGACGTCGGTATGGGACGCAGACACCGTCAGCGGCTGAGCACCGGCAGTGCCTGCATACGCGACAAGTGCAACGACGCTGCTCAGCGCGAAGGCGCGGAAAATTCCGGAAGACATGTTGATTCCCTTATTTATAGCAATCGACTCGCTCCCTGTAAGCGTTGGATGCCGAATTGACCTTCGACTGCCGAATGCACCGGGAATTGTAGAAATTTGTGTCTTTTGTGTCCATAACTGAAAGTTGGTAGCTGCTTGATGTAGGCACAGTTGCGATGCAGATGCCGTTCCAAGCCTGCCAGCGTCGGGGGGATGAGCAAGGAACACAAGCAGGCCCCGCAGTGGGAGCGCATTGAGTTGGACTACAGGGCCGGCATCAAGAGCCTGAGGCAGATCGCAGCAGAGCAGGGGATCAGCGAGGGGGCGATCCGTAAGCGTGCCAAGCGTGACGACTGGAGCCGGGACCTGTCGGAGCGCATCCAGGAGAAGGCCGAGCAGCTGGTACGCAAGGAGGCGGTACGCAGCGAGGTACGCGCGGAGCGTACTGCGTCCGAACGTGAGGTGGTGGACGCGAATGCGCAGGCGGTGGCCACCATCCGGCTGGCGCACAGGCGGGACATCCAGAGGGCGCGCAAGATCACCAACGCGCTGCTGGATGAGCTGGAGCAGATGGCGGACGCGGACACCGTGGCGTACCTGCAGGAGCTGGGCGAGATGCTGCGCGCGCCCGACGACAACGGCATGGACAAGCTGAACGACCTCTACCAGAAGGTCATCAGCCTGCCGGAGCGCTCCAAGACCATGAAGGTGCTGGCCGAGAGCCTGCGCATCGTGGTGGACATGGAGCGGCAGGCCTTCGGCATGAACGACAAGGACGCAGGCAAGGGGCCGAACGGTAGCGGCAACGTGGGCCACTTCGAGCTGCACTTCGTGGATGCACCGGCGCGGGAGCACGATCCGCGCGACGGGGAGGGCGCATGAACCTGCTGTCCGCCAGCCTGCAGGCCGCGTCCCCGGCCGATGACGAGCCCGACTTTGCCAAGGACTACGAGGTAGACCGCTCGCGCGTCCGCGTCGAGTTCCCCTCGAAGCTGCGCGGCCTGTTCCAGCCCAAGCGCTTCAAGGTGATGTACGGCGGGCGCGGCGGGGCCAAGTCCTGGTCTGTGGCCATGGCCCTGCTGGTGATGGGCAGCAACCGGCCGCTGCGCATCCTGTGCGCGCGCGAGATCCAGAAGTCCATGCGGGACTCGGTGCACCGCCTGCTGTCCGACCAGATCGCGGCCTTGGGCCTGGGTGGCTTCTACGAGGTGCTGGACACGGAGATTCGCGGCGCCAACGGCACGCTGATCCTGTTTGCGGGCCTGCAGAGCCACACGGTGGACTCGATCAAGTCCTATGAAGCCATCGACATCGTGTGGGTGGAAGAGGCGCAGAGCGTCAGCGCGCGCAGCTGGGAGGTGCTGGTGCCGACGATCCGCCGGCCTGGTTCGGAAATCTGGCTCACGCTGAACCCCGACCTGGCCACGGACGCCACCTATGCGCGGTTCATCGAGGCCGCCGACAGCGACACCTGGCTGTGCGAAATCAACTGGCGTGACAACCCCTGGTTCCCCGAGGTGCTGGAGAAGGAGCGTCGCCGGCACTTCAAGCGCGACCCGGACAGCTACTGGAACGTGTGGGAGGGCCAGCCCAAGCGCACCGTGGCGGGCGCGATCTATGCCAAGGAGGTGGAACGGCTCTACACAGATGGCCGCGTTTGCCTGGTGCCCTACAACCCCAAGCTGCCCGTGCACACGGTTTGGGACCTGGGCTACGCGGACAACATGGCTATCGCCATGGTCCAGCGCACGCCCGTGGATTGGCGGGTCATCAACTACCTGCAGGACAACCGGCGCACGCTGGAGAGCTACATCGAGGAGATGGAGAAGCTGCCCTACCGCTGGGGCACAGACTTTCTGCCCCACGATGCGAACCAGGGGGATGCCAAGACTGGGATGACATCTGCCCAGATCCTGGAAGACTTGGGCCGAGAGGTCGAGGTGTTGCCGATCTTCGGCACGGAGGCCGGCATCCGCATGGCCCGTGGCATCTTCTCCACGGCATATGTCGATGAAAGCAAATGCGGGCTGCTGTTGGATTGCCTGAGTCGGTACAAACGCCTGATCGATCCACGAACAGGGGAGCCGGGTAAGCCGCTGCACGACGACGCCAGCCACGGCGCCGACGTATGGCGCTACATCGCCATGTCCTTGCCGCGCATGGACAACGACACTGCGGGCGCTGTGCCAATCCGGCGACGCGCGGGAGGCATGGCGCGGTGATCCCGTACCAAGCCTGCCACTTTCGCGGGCATGCCTGCATGTATCGACCTGCGCAAAGCGCACCTTCACCGCCAGCATGGGGACTTGCTGGCCGTCTACACCTGGATCAACGCCGAGCGCGCGCTGGTCCTGATCCCGGCCTACCGCCCGAAATCACCCTGGTACGTGGTGATGGAGAGCGCGGCCTATCTCTACGATGACCCCGCCTACCTGGCCCGCGCCTGCGTCAAGGCCTGCGAGGTGCTGGGCATCGAGCCCAACCGGCCGAACTGGGTGCGCGTGGCCACCATCGTCAACGAGGGCCTGCCCGACTTGGTGAGCATGCCCAGCGAGCCCACATGGCAGCGCCCAGGCCAGGAGTTCGGCACCCTGGTGGTCAAGTCCGATGGCAAGGAAATCGCGGCCGAGGCCCTGACCATCCCGGACCTGGGGGCCGAATATGTCCCAGCTTGAGGCCCGCTTCAACCGTCGCGCGGGCGTGGGCGAGCGCATCCTGAACGACGTGTCGCTGGAGTTCGACGCCGACGAGGAGACGCCGCCGCACCCGCTGGACCAGCCCGAGGCCCGCAAGACCCTGCGCAAGCTCCTGAGCTGGTACTACCGCGAGCGCGAGATCCAGGCCGAGAACCGCCTGCAGATGTCCATCGACGCCGACTACTACGACGGCGACCAGTGGGACCCGGCCGACGCGGCCACGCTGGAGGAGCGCGGCCAGGTGCCCCTGGTGTTCAACGAGGTGGCCGTGATGTGCGACTGGCTCATTGGCACGGAGCGCCGCGCGCGCGTGGACTGGAGCGTGCTGCCGCGTGCCGAGGACGACGTGCAGTTGGCCGACGTGAAGACCAAGGTGCTCAAGTACGTCAGCGACGTGAACCGCACCACCTTCAACCGCTCGCGCGCCTTCGAGGACGCCGTGAAGGTGGGCGTGGGCTGGGTGGACTCCGGGGTGCGCAACGACCCCACCAAGGACATCATCTATGACAAGTACGAGGACTGGCGCAATGTGCTCCCGGACTCGATGGCCATGGAGCCGGACCTGAGTGATGCGCGCTACCTCTTCCGCACGCGCTGGACGGATGAAGACGTGGCCATCACCATGTATCCGCAGCGCCGCGACGTGCTGTTGCGTGCCGTGCTGCGCGAGGAGGAGTTCAGCGCCCAGCAGTGGGCCGAGGATGAGTTCTTCTTCCAGGGCCACACCAGCGAGCGCCATGTCAGCGGCACCAGCGGCAGCTACCTGGCCGGCGGGCGCGGCAACATCGACAGCGAGGCGCGGCGCCGCGTGCGCCTGATCGAGTGCCAGTTCCGCATGCCGGCGTCCGTCCAGGTGGTGACCAGCGGCCCCTTCAAGGGCTCGTTCGTGGAGCCCTGGGACCATGCGCTGCGCGCCGTGGTGGGTGCGCACGGCGGCTCCATCGTGGAGCGCGTCGCCATGCGCATGCACGTCGCGGTCTTCACCGAGGGCCATCTGCTGGCCCTGGGCCCAACGCCCATGCGTCACAACAGTTTCAGCCTGACGCCGATCTGGTGCTACCGACGCGGTCGGGATCGCATGCCCTACGGCGTGATTCGGCGCGTGCGCGACCTGCAGATGGACCTGAACAAGAGGGCCAGCAAGGCGCTGTTCCTGCTGTCCACGAACCAGATCTTTGCGGAGAAGGGCGCCTTCGATGACATCAACGAAGCGCGCGAGGAGGTCAACCAGCCGGACGGCGTGGTGATCTACAAGGCTGGCAAGAAGTTCGAAGTCCACCGCGACAGCGAGATGGCCGCCGGCCAGGTGCAGATGATGACGCTGGACGGCCAGGCCATCCAGAAGTCTGCGGGCATCAGCGACGAGAACCTGGGCCGGCGCACCAATGCCGTCAGCGGCCGCGCGATCGAGGCCCGCCAGCTGCAGGGCTCGGTCGTGACCACGCAGCCCTTCGACAACCTGCGCTTCGCTGTGCAGATCCAAGGCGAGAAGCTGCTGAGCCTGGTGGAGCAGTGGTACACGGAGGAGAAGGTCATTCGCCTCTCGGGCCACAAGGGCCGGCTGGACTGGGTGAAGGTCAACCAGCCCGAAGTCCAGCCAGACGGGAGCGTGCGCTACCTGAACGACATCACGTCCAGCATGGCCGACTTCGTGGTGTCCGAGCAGGACTATTCAGGCACGCTGCGCCAGGTCATGTTCGAAAGCCTGAACCAGCTGGCGGGCCGTCTGCCGCCCGAGGTGGCCATCCGCATCATGACGCTGGCCATGGAGTATTCGGACCTGCCGAACAACGACCTGGTGGCCGACGAGCTGCGCAAGCTCACCGGCGAGCGCGACCCCAACAAGCCCCTCACGCCCGAGGAGCAGCAGCAGGTCCAGCAGCAAATGCAGGCCCAGGCCGAGGCCCTGCAAATGCAGCAGGAGAGCGCGCGCCAGGCGCTGGCCGAGCAGCAGGCCAAGGTCCGGGAGATCAATGCCCGCGCCGAGAAGCTGGAAGCAGAGGCCGAGCAGCTGCGCGCCGCCGGCGGCAACCCGGCGCTGGCCCAGCAGATGGAGGGCGTGGCCGCCACCGTGCGCCGCGACGCCGACCTGGAGCTGGATGAGCTGCGCCGCAAGCTGGCCAAGACCCAGGCCGACCTGGCCAACAAGACGCTGCAGATCAAGGGCGACCAGGACGTGCGCCTGCAGGTGGCCCACATCGAGGCCGACTCGCGCGAGCGCGTGGCCCAGATCCAAGCCCAGAGCCGCCAAACGCTCGACGCCATGTCGGGCCGGCTGAACCAATTCGACAACAAGGACTGATATGGATCGAGAAACCATCGTGCGCACGGCGGCCGTGGAGGGCGCCAAAGCCGCGCCGCCGGTCACCGTGGTGGCCACCAATGTGGCCAACGGCTGGACCATGACCCACACGGCCACGGCCCTGACCATCCTCTACGTGGTGCTGCAGGTCATCTACCTGCTGTGGCGCTGGAGCAATGAGCGCGAGGACCGCCGGGCACGCCACGCGCAGGAGCTGGCCGCAGCATGCGAGGCGCGGCCATGAGCGGGAGTCGAGTGCCTGCCGCAGGCCTGGGCATTGGCGCCGCCATCCTTGCCTCCTGGATCGCGGCCGAGGGGTTCAGCGCCGCGCCCATCATCCCGGTGCGCGGCGATGTGCCTACCATCGGCCATGGCGCCACGCGCTACGAGGACGGTACGCGCGTGACCATGGCAGATCCGCCCATCACCAGGGAGCGCGCCCGCGACCTGGCCGTGAACCTGCTGGAGCAGCAGTACGGGGCCTGCGTGCGCGATTCCCTGGGCGACACGCTGGTGCACCAGGTCGAGTTTGCCCAGGCGGTGGACTTCGCCGGCCAGTATGGGTGCGGAGCCTGGCGCGGCTCCTCGATGCTGTCGCGCACGCGGGCTGGCGACTATGCCGGCGCCTGCAACGCCTACCTGGCCTACCGCTTCATGACCAGCGCCCGGCCGCTGCAAGGCTACACCGCCTACCAGTGGGGCGCGGACGGGCAGCCCACCCGGTGGCGCTTCGACTGCTCGGCGCCCGGCAACAAGGTTTGCCGCGGCGTCTGGACTCGCCAGCACGCGCGGCACGCCGCCTGCATGGACGTGCAGCAATGAGCGTGCGCGCCATCACCCATCTGGCCGCCGCCGGGCTGGCCGCGCTCCTGGCCTGGAGCTACCAGGGCGCTCGCCTGGGTGCCGACCTGGCCGAGGTCCGCGCTGCAGCTGTGGGCGAAAAGCTAGCGGTCAGCACCGCACAGCGCGCGGCCGACGCCCGCGTGCATCGGGCTGAGCAATCCATCAACACCAAATACCAGGAGGCGCTGAATGCAGCCCGAACCCGCGAGGCGCTGCTGCGCCGTGATCTTGACCAGCTGCGTGCTGTCTCTGACGGCCTGCGCGAGCAATCCGCAGATGCCGCCCGCCGACTTGCCAGCGCTCCCCCCGCCGCCGTCCTTGAGTACGCCACTGCCGTCAACGCCGTATATGACGACTGCCGCGCAGCGTATGGGGACATGGCAGCAAAGGCTGCAGGCCACGCAGCTGATGTCCAAACCCTCGGGGCAGCATGGCCCGTAGTCGAGAGCCGATCGACTCCCGACGGGCCTGGATGACGTGAGTAGCGGCGACGGTTCTATGCTCCCATGTAAGCGTCAAGTACCGCGTTGTTACTTTTCACCGCAGCCTCAAGCACCTCGTGGCAGTGCTTAATTAAAATATTATTTCTCTCATAGTCATCGTTCCATGACATTTTGCCTCCGTGATATAGGTTATTTCTAACGCGCTTCGCAGCGCTTATAAGCCGTTCGAAATCATTTCGGCCTGCTAGTGCTCCTGGTACTTCTTCAAAAGCGATTGAGCCGTCGGCGGTTCCTATCTGGCGACGAGGAGGCTCTGCAAGTAAGTATTCTTTTGCAGCGATATACCTGGGGAATTTCTCCTCCTTAAAATTCTCCGAAGTGAACCGTGCAAATTTTTCCCAGTCTGCATCAATTGTGTTATTTTTTTCGTTTATCTTTGAGTAGCCAGCTTGCTTTAATGAATATTCAATTCTGGTGAATATTTTAAAATATGCAATTGACTCTGGTGGATCAAGAAATTCTATTACTTCCAGCATTATTTCCTCAAATAGCTTTATTGGTAGAAACACCTGTCAAAGTGACGTTATAAGTATAGCGATTCGGATTAGTAACGTTGTAGGGGTTTAAGCGAACTGATTGGCAATCTGTGAGGTATGTAGGGTTCATAGGCGTTCAAAGCATCTGGTAGGCGTTGACCCCGTACCAAGCCTGCCACCCTGCCGTGATCGAAACCACCACAGGTCACGCGCATGCATCAGTCCCCTTCCCTCCGTAGCCAGCTGGCCCTGGCCATGATTTCGGCCGCCGGTGCCGCCATCGCCGACTCTCCCAAGCGTGCGGAAGAAATTGCCAAGGGCATCCAGCGTGCTCTCGATGTGCTGTCCCCCACCATGGGCGATAGCGCCACCACACCCACTTCGCCGACAGCGGGCTGTGCCTGTGCATCCGGCAGCTGTGCCCATGACTCCAGCTGTGCCTTGCACAACGAACCCGCGTTGCCAGCTGGCCCGTGCGACTGCCCTGGCAGTGGCCGAAACACGTTCACGGTGGACGGCGCGGGTGTTGGCCTGAACGGGGCCTACATGAAGGGCGGGGTTCTGCGGCTGCGGCTCAACCCCATAGCCGACGTAGCGCGCGATCTGGGATTCGCTCCACATCAGACTGTCCTGCAAGCCAAGTTGCCCCTGATTGTTGCAGCTCAAAAGTACCAGCAAGCGTGTGACAAGGTGCGCGACCTGGGCGCCAAGACCAGGGAAGCCAACGATGTGCTGGGCAAGCTGCAGACCGAGCTGCTTAGGGCTCAGCGCGCCAAGGACGAAGCCACCGCGGCGCTGCACACAGCCGCCGCATCCATCCCCGATGGTGCCCGCATTGCCGCGCAGTGCGGCATCACGGCATCTGCCATGCAGTCCATGCAGTCCGCGCGTGGCCAATCCAACCAGTAATTTCGGAGTTCCACACAATGAGCAATCCCAACGACGACGACCGCCTGCGCCTCCTGTCCGATGCCGAGCGCGCGGCCATGGACGAACTGGAAGAGTACGACCCCGAGGCCGAGAACGCGGCAGCGCTCGCGGCCCTGGGCCGTGACGCACTCAAACCCGACGAGGATGAGGGCGACGACGATGACGCCGGTTTGTCCAAGGACAAGCCCACACCCAGCACGCCCACTGATCCCACAGCTGCTCCCGCCGCCCCCGCTGCAGCGCCTGCAGCTGCTCCTGCCGGTGCTCCCGCAGAACCCACCGACGCCACACAGCCGACCGACACCCCAGCACCCCAGGGCGCGCAGCAGCCCACTGGCTACCGTGCTGATCTGCCTGCCGACTACGACGCCCAGGTGAAGGCCAACAAGGATGCCGTGGCCGCCGCGCGCGCCAAGTTCAACGAGGGCGAGCTGGAGCAGACCGAGCTGGACGCGGAGCTGGACCGCCTGCAGGACGAGCGCGACCAGCTGCGCGACATGAAGACGCGCGCCACGGTGTCAGCCGAGATGCAGCAGCAGTCCACGCACCAGGCCTGGACTGCCACCATCAACGGCTTCTTCGAGGAAGCGGCGCAGAGCGCAGAGCTGGGCATCGTGGACTACCGCAAGGACGCGGGCAAGCAGGCGGACCTGGACGCCATGGTGCGTGCGCTGGGCGCGGCGCCCGGCAACGAGCACAAGCCCATGCGCTGGTTCCTGGAAGAAGGGCACCGCCGCGTGGTGGCCCTGCACGGCATTGCGACGACCAAGAAGCCGGCGGACGTGCGGCGCAAGCCTGACGCCTCGGCGGTGGTCACCAACCTGGCCGACGTGCCCGGCGGCGCGGGCGATGCGGACCCTGTGAGCGACGAGTTCGCCGAACTGGACAAGCTGCAGGGCCTGGCCTACGAGCGCGCGCTGGCCCGTCTCTCCGACGAGGCCCGTGATCGCTACAGCCGTATGGTCTGAGGAAGGCGTAATGCAAGCTGCCGCATCGACTCTGGACACGCGCCGCATCTTCATCGAGCTGCGCGTGGGCGATGTGCTGGAGGTGGGCGGCGCCCGCATCCAGCTGGAATTCAAGAAGGGGCAGGCCGCGCGCATGGTCGTCGCGGCCTCGCTCGATACCTGCGTCAAGAAGGTGCCGGCAGCCACGCGCGCCGTACCAAGCCTGCCATCTTGATGCCTGTTTAATTTTTCAACCGGGGCGCTGGAGTGCTCGCAACCACACAGGAGCACTCCTCTATGGGCAAAACAGTTGTGGGCGTGAACAGCCCTATCGCCGTCAAGCGCTTTTCTGGCAACCTGGCGCTCGATGTCTCGCAGGCCTCGTACTTCGCCAAGCGCTTCGCGGCCGTGGGCCAGGGCGCCAAGACCCCTATCCAGCTGCTGACGGATCTGGAATCCGAAGCGGGCGACCTGATCAGCTATGACCTGCTGGCCGAGCTGCGCATGGCGCCTATCGAGGGCGACAACACCCTTGAAGGCAAGGAGGAACGTCAGCGCTTCTACACCGATGAGCTGTACATCGACCAGGCGCGCGGCGGCGTGGACACCGGCGGGCGCATGACCCGCAAGCGCACGCTGCACGACCTGCGCATGCGTGCCAAGCAGCAACAGGCCGACTGGTGGGGCCGTATTCAGGACGAACTGACGTTCATCTACCTGTCCGGCTCGCGCGGCATCAACCCGAACTTCAACTTCCCGCTGAACTACTCGGGCCGCGCCAACAACCCGCTGACCGCGCCGACCATCAATCAGCACCTGTTCGGCGGCGATGCCACTGCTGTGACCAACATCGACGCGGCCGATAAGTTCACCCTCAAGCTGGTGGGCGATGCCAAGACCCGCGCCGACACCCAGGGCGGCGGCGCCACCGATGTCCCCGTCATCAAGCCCTGCGTGGTCGATGGCGAAGAGGTGTTCGTGCTGGTCATGCACTCGTGGCAGGAAGACGACCTGCGCAACGACACGTCCACCGGCGCCTGGATGGATCTGCAAAAGGCAGCAGCCGCATCGCTGGGCGCGAAGTCTCCGCTGTTCAAGTCGGCCCTGGGCATGCATCGCGGTGTGGTGCTGCACTCGCACCGCAACGTGATCCGCCACAACGACCACGGCGCCGGCCAGAACGTGCAAACCGCACGCGCTCTGTTCATGGGCGCACAGGCCGGCGTGATGGCGTTCGGTTCGCCCGGCACCGGCATGCGCTACGGCTGGCACGAAGAAACCCGCGACAACGGCAACAAGGTCGTGATCACCACGTCCAGCATCTTCGGCTTGAAGAAGTCGGTGTTCGAGATGGGCGGTGTGCCCCAGGACCACGGCCTCTTCTCCATCGACACCGCCTGCGCTGCTCGCTGATCCGAGCACCCAACCCTCACAGAAAGGAGCCAGAGTATGGCTTTCAAGCAAAAGAGTGCGGTGGCCTCGGGCCACCAGAACCCGATCACGCCCGGTGGCCCGGAGCTGGTCTGCTCGCGTTTCGGTCAGCCCCTGGCCGTGGTGGACCACGCCGTGGGCACCAAGGGTGTCATTGGCATCCTTCCCGCCGGCACGCTGCCTGTGTCGCTGTTCATCCGCGTGCCGGCCGCCTTGGGCGCGGGCTTCAAGGCTTCCATCGGCCTGGCGGACGCGGCCGGCGACATCAGCACGGCCTCCGACGACGGTGGCGGCGCATGGGTGACCGACAACGACGCGGGCGTGGCCGGAGGCTATGTGCACCTGGTTCCCGCTGCCTTCGCCAAGCTGGTTCCCAAGGATGAAGACCGCTCCATCGTGCTCAAGCTCACAGGCGCGGGCACAGCGGCCGGACTGTTCGCCCTCGATCTGGTTTACATGAACGCCTGACAGCGTGTGCGCGCCCTGCAAGGGGCTTTCACCCCGGTGGCGTCGGCTGCCGGGGCCTTTTTGGACCTACGGAAAACAAAACCATGAAGCTGTTCACTTCGTTGCCCGCACGCAAAGACGGCACGCTCATCGTGCGCGTTGGCGGCACTGCTTACACATTCACCGGCACCCCCCTGTCCTGCGACGTGGAGGACGAAGGCCACCTCGAATACCTTCTGGCCCACGACTACATGGGCGAAGAGGAGTTCGAGCAGGAACAGAAGTTCCTGCGGCAATCGGCTCTGCGCGAAGCTCGCCGTGCAGCCCTGGACGGCAAGGCCCCTTCCTCGCGCGGCACCTTCTCGCCCGGCGTGGGCCCGGACGATGAAGACGACCTCCAGGACGGCGGCAGCGGCATGCCGCAGGAATCGGGCTCTGCGCCCACCGGCCGCGTCCGCAAGGCCTCGCGCGCTTCCAACGTGACCGGCTGATCGCCATGGCCTCCTGGGAGAACTGGATGCCTGAGCTGGTCCTGGCAGCCCCCAAGGCGCCGGTACCACTCATTCACCTGGCGCTGAACCGGGCCGCGCGCACCTTCCTAAAAGCCACGCGCGCCTGGCAGGAGTGGCTGGAGCCTGCCGACGTGACCGGCGAGGCCTTCGCCGAATACACCTTCGAGCTGCACCAGGGCGCCGAGCTGCTGCGCCTGGAGCGCGCCACGCTGGCCGGGCGCCCGCTGGAGGTGGCCAAGGCGCGCGACCTGCCTGCCGATCCCTGGCAGCACGAGCTGCGCGGCAAGCTCTACCTGGTCACGACGAACCTGCGCGAATTCACCGTGCGCACCGGCAGCGCGGGCCGGTTGCAGGTCTACGCCTCGCTGATGCCGTCCCTGCGCGGCAACAGCGTGCCCGACGAGGTGGCGTCGCTCTACCATGAGGCCATCCGCGAGGGTGCCAAGGCCGAGCTGCTGGCCACCGAAGGCACGGACTACTACAAACCCGACCAGGCCGGCGTGGCCCTGGCGTTCTTCCAGCGCGCCATGGATGACGCCACGGCCGACGTGTGGCGTTCCAACACCAGCCGCGGCTCGCGGGGGATGGCGTCATGGCTTTGACCGTGGCCCAGCTGCTGGACGATGCAGCGCGCGATCTGCAGGACAAGGGGCACATCCGCTGGACGCGCCAGGACCTGCTGGACTGGTTCAACGCCGCGCAGCGCGCCTTTGCCGAGCAGCGGCCCGACCAGATGGCCCAGCCGCGCGACCTGGTGCTGGCCGCCGGCTGGCGGCAGGAGCTGCCGGCCGACGTGCTCACGCTGATCGACATCACCAACAACGCCAACGCCACGCAGCGGCGCATCACCAAGACCGACCTGTGGGTGCTGGACGCCGTGGCCGGCGCCTGGCGCTCGGGCTCGCCGGGCCGCGAGGTGCAGCACTACATGCATGACCTGGGCACGCCGCAGGAATTCCTGGTGTATCCGCCCGTGGCGGCCGGCACCAAGGTGCGCGCCATGGTGGGTGTCGCGGCCGTGGACCTGGCCGACGAGAACGGCACGCCCTCGGTGCCTGAGCGCTGGATGGACGCGCTGCGGCACTTCGTGCTGTTCCGTGCCTGGTCCATCGATGCAGAGTTCGGCGGCAACGCCACCATCGCGGCGGCGCACCGTGGCCTCTACAACGAGGCGCTGGGCATTCAGGCCCAGGCTGCGGCCACCACGGCCGTGGCCCAGAAGTGAACCAAGCCTGCCATCCTGGCGGGCATCTTCCATCTGGGCGCTGGAGTGCTCGAAGCCAAAGGAGCCGTCATGGCTGGTTTCAGCACATCCCTCGCCAACGCGATCATCAGCGCCACGCTGCGCAAGCAGGCCTTCCCGGCCATCCGCAACACCTTCTTCGCCCTGTTTACGGCGGACCCCACCGACGCCTTCACCGCCGGCACCGAGGTGGCTGCACCGTGGTACCAGCGCGTGCCCACCGGCGCCTTTGCCGCGCCCAACAACGGCGCCACCTACAACGCTGTGCGTGCGGAGTTTCCGCCCGTCACGGGCGCCCAGGTCACGGTCACGCACATCGGAATCATGGAAGGTGACTCGGCCACCGATGGAACGGCCACTCTCATGTATTCCGAGCCGCTGCCCACGCCGCGCACGCTGCAGATCAATGACGTGTTCCTGGTGGACAGCCAGGCACTGACGGGCGACTTCACGCTGCAGCTGCTGTAAGCCATGAACAGGGGAGCACTCAATGGCTTTGCGCTGAACGGGCGGGCCTCCGATCCCGTGGTGCGCATCCGCGTGGACGCCAAGGGCTATGCCCGTGTGCGTGTCGGCGGGAGAGTGCTCGCCTATGCCGTGGTCCACTCGGCACCAGCTGCTGCGCTGACCGGCCCGCTGGGCCGCGTGCACGCCAAGCTCTCGGCCGATTCCGTGGCGCGCGCAGCTGTCGAGGGCGTGCTGGGCCGGGTCCATGTGCGCAGCCTGCTGGCAGCCACGGGCCGCGCCATCGTCAAGGTCACACTGCCTCCCGTGCGCGGGCGTGTGGCAGTCCAGGCACGGGCCAGCGCCACGGTCACGGCCCATGTGCAGGCCCGCGTTGGCGTGGACGCGACCGCGCGTGCCAGCTTCAAGCCCCAGGCGCGTTTGCTGCGCCGTGGACCTGTGCAATCCACGCCCACGGCGCGTGGCTCTGCCGATGGCCGCATCTACGTGCGCCGCTGGCTGCGTTCGCCTGTGGACGGCAAGGGCCAGGCCTTTGTCGTCACGCAGGGGCGGGTCGAGGCGCGTCTGGCCGCGCTGGTCCAGGCCAAGGCTGCCATCACGGCCCGTGGGCAGCGCCTGGTGCGCGCGCCGCTGCAGGCCCAGGGCGTGGCCTTCATCGACATCGATCCCGCCGTGCACAAGCGCCTGCCCTTCGATGAGCAGGCGCCCGAATCCCGCACCTTCCTCGTGCCCGCAGGAATGACCACCTTCTACGTCACCGACCAGGGGCAAAGCATGTTCCGCACTTCCCCCATGCAGCCTGCAGACACGCAGGACTACGACATCGAGTTCGCCGACTGGTTTCCGCCAGGCGACGAGATTGTTTCCGTGCAGCTCAAGGTGCAGCCGGCCATGCCCATGCCGCCGTCCTTTGCCTTCGTGGGCCAGCGCGTGAAGGTCTGGATCTACGCGGGCGGCCTGAGCGGCCAGAAGTACCAGATCAGCGTGGCCGCCACGACCAACGACGGCCGCACGAAAGAGGTGGAGCTGATCGTGCCCATCAAGGAAAAATAGAAATGCCGCAGCTGTTCCTGAACAACTTCCAAACCCAGTTCATCGCCGACGTGCGCGCGGCGCCGCAGACAGGTGCCCCGGCCAGCGAGCTGGACTACGGCGTGCTGCGCGTGTCCGATGGCGCCGCTGGCACGCTGCTGAATCCTCCCGCCGGCGGCTGGTACGTGCTGACAGCGTACAAGCGCAACGGTTCGCTCGAAACCGATTACGAGATCCTGCGCGTCACGTCCGTCGATAACTCGGTGATCGGCGAGTGCCGGCTCACGGTGCTGCGTGGCCAAGAGGGCACGACGCCCCGGGCCTACAACTCGGGTGACCTGCTGGAGATGCGCATGACGGCCGGAGGCATGCGCGAGGTGGTGCAGACCGCCGACCCGCGCCTGACCGATGCGCGCGCGCCAACTGGCGTGGCCGGCGGCGTGCTGGCGGGCCAGTACCCGAACCCCACGTTTGCCCAGCCCATGGCCACGGCGGCGGATCTGCAGGGCAAGGTGGACAAGGTGCCAGGCAAGGGACTGAGCGCCAACGATTTCACAGACGAGGCGGCTGCAAAGCTCGGCGGTGTGGCGACGGGTGCCACCAAGAACGCGACCGACGCGCAACTGCGGGACCGGGGCACGCACACGGGTACGCAGGCCATGGAAACCGTGGCCGGGCTGCAGGCAGCGCTGGACGCGGCCAAGCAGTTCGCCAACCTCACCGGCAAGCCCGCCACGACCACGGGCTACGGCATCACTGATGCGCTGACCTCGAAGCCCGTCTTGCTTCCTGCCGGCACAGACTTGAATCTTCTGCCTGATGAGAACCGAATTTATGACGGGTTCAACTTCAAGAATAGCCCATGGGCGCCGGAAATGTGGTGCTACGTCGAGACACGTACGCATACGTCGGCCGGCTATCACTATCAGATTACGAGGCTATTGACCGAAGAGAGCCCGGTCATGGAGCGTCGCAAAATGGGCGCCTTGGGCTTTGGTCCATGGCGGTTGCAGAGTGCCTTCGGAGTTCAACCAATTGTCAGCGGTGGTACCGGAGCCACTACAGTTGACGCTGCACGCAGAAATTTGGGGGTTCGTCAATATGCTTTGGCGGGACTCACATATTATGTACGTGCTGATGGGAGTGATTCAAACTCCGGGACGCAAGATAGCCCACAAGGGGCATTTAAAACCCTGGCGCAAGCGGTATATACAGCAAACCTAATTGACAGATCAAACGTAACCGTACAAATCAAAATTGGACCCGGTAACTTTTCTGGTGTGTACGTAGGCGCATCCTCATCATTCGGGGGAAACTTCATATTTGAAGGTGCTGGCGGCGGCGTTACGAATATCGAGGCCGTCAATGGTACCTCAGCCTTTTCCGTTGGGACATGCCGTGTAACGATAAGGAATTTATCGTTAATTGCGGCTGTGGGGAACTCCAACGCTTATCTTGTCATAGCTGACCATAACGCTTTGGTTGACGTCAGCAACGTCACGCTGGGCGGAAGCGGGGCAGCCCCTTATGTGTTGCTGTATTCTTCCAATAACGGGAATATTACTCTAGGCAATGTGAAAATAGTTGGCAGTTTTTCTTATGCTTTTTATGCCACCGTTTCAGGGAGAATTTATAGTCAAGGTCAAACCATTACATTGGTGAATGCGGTGTGCAGTAACTATTTTCTTTCTGCGTTGTCGCTCTCTCTTATTTTGTGGGTTAACAATACGGTCACTGGAGCCGTTGGCGGTGCAGGGGGTAAATATTTCTGTGCTGGGAACTCGTGTATTAATGCGGGTGGGGCTGGGCCATCGGCAGTCCCCGGTGCTGGTGCCGGTGTTCTAGATAGCGGGGGTGTATTTGCATGACGAGTTCGAAGAAATATAAACTTTCGACTGATAAAGTCGTATTCCGTCGAAACAATGACGGAACTGTATCGACTATTCCGACAAGCAGCATTCCAGGATTTCCGAACGTCAACCCTGATTATTTGGAGTACGTTGCGTGGCTCGCAGGCGGTAATACTCCAGACCCGGCGGACGTTGCGCCTGTACCTGTACCTCAGACCATCACCCGAGCCCAGGGAAAGGCGGCGCTGATCCAGGCGGGTCTGTGGCAGCAGGTGCAGGCCTTCATGGCCGGCATCGATGATCCCAACGAGCAGCTGCTGGCCGAGGTCGCTTTGAACGACACCGTGACCTGGGAGCGCAGCAGCCCGTTCCTCGCGCGTGTCGCCGTGGCGCTGGGCCTGAGCGAGCAGCAGCTCGATGAGCTGTTCATCGCGGCGGCGGCCGTGGTGCTGTAGCGGCCTGTCCGAGCTGGTGCCAAGCCTGACACGGTAGCGGGCCATGACCACCTACAAGCTGTCCGCATTCCCGGGCGAGGCGCCCAGCGTGTCCGATCGCGCGCTGGGCGCCAACTTCGCCCGGGAGCACTTCAACCTCTTTCTGCCCAGCTCCGAGTTCTGGCCGCTGGCCACCGACCGGCGCCACTCGGCATGCCTGGCCGGCACCCGCACGCTGCACCGCTTCGCGCGAGATGCCAGCGGAGCCGTGGTGCAGAACCCGGCCGCGCCCATCCGCTCCTGGGTGCAGGAGCTGTCCCTGGTCAAGGGCCAGATCAACGATGAGGCCACCGAGCGCACCTACCAGACCACCAACGACGGCAGCGCGGCACCGCGTGCGCTGGACGTGCGGGGCAACGACCGGCTGCTGGGCGTGGTGCGCCCGGTCAAACCCACGGTCACCCTGCAGGTGGTGGACGAGTTCACGACCGAGGAGGCCAAGACCTGGCTGTATGGCGACTTCGCCGAGCTGGTGCGCGCGGACCTGCTGGCCACGGTGATCCAGCACGAAGGCCACCAGGAGGCCATTCGCTGGGATGCCAATGGCAAGGCCTATGCCGGCGCCACCTCCAACTACGGCCTGTCCCTGTCTACCGCCGTAGGGGCCGGCGCCTGGGCTGGGAATCTCTATGCCGTGGTGTCGGCCGCTCGCGCCAAGGCCAGCGAGATGGACACCACGCGGCTCGGAGCCATCAGCACGGCCAGCGGCTGGGCCGTGCCGGTAGCGGCCATGCCCTACAGCTACCCGTTCCGCCGGCCCGCGCTGGTGGAGGCGCTGCAGCAGCACGAGTTTCCGGTCACGGCCGGCGAGCGCTCCGGTGAAACCGTGCTCACGGCCGACCAGGCCGCCAAGCTGGCCGACCTGGTGGAGGCCTCGGTGGCGCCCGGCAGCAAATGCACCAACTGGCGCAGCGAGCTGGACAAGCTGCTCAAGGAATTCGCGGACCTGGCCCTGTCCAAGTCCTGGGCCGGCGCGGGCACGGCGCCCACCAAGCCGACCGAGCCCAGCGTGGCCCAGTACCAATTTGACGCGGACAACAACGCCATCGAGCACCCCGACTGGGTGCAGTACCGGCTCAAACTGGAAAACTTCTTCAAGGCACAGGATGCCTACACCGACAGCAAGTCGGATGCCTCGGCCCAGTCCAGCAGCTTCAACGCGCGCTTGGTGGAGATCCAGCAGCGCTGCAGCACGCTGGTGTCCAGCATCCAGACCCAGCTGGCCAGCCAGTACATCGCGGCCACGGGCGATACGGCCGTGATCGGCACCTGGCTGGACCAGCTGGGTGGCGTGGCCGACCTGGCCGGCAAGACCGTGGAGCGCGTGGTGGACTCTCGCTTTTACGTTGTGGCCTTTGTGACCGACTGGGGCGAGGAGTCCGAGCCGTCGCCCATCTCCGACATGCTGGAGGTGGACCAGAACGACACCGTGACCATCCAGCGGCCCCAGGCCATGACGGGCGAGCAGCATGCCGCGCGCCACGTCGTGAAGTGGCGCATCTACCGCAGCAACGCCTCGGCCGCAGCGGCGGCGTGGCAACTGGTGCAGGAGCTGCAGGTCTCCGTGGCCAGCTTCCTTGATGACAAGAAGGGCGAGGAGCTGGACAGCCTGCAGCCGCAGTTCACCTGGGCCGCGCCGCCGTACCGCATGGACAGCCAGTACGAGGGCGACAACAAGCCCAGCGTGGGCGCCAACCCCTACCTGCGTGGGCTCACAGGCATGCCCAACGGCATCATGGCCGGCTTCATCGACAACACCGTGGCCTTCTGCGAGCCCTACATCCCCTACGCCTGGCCCGTGGACTACCAGGTCACGACCGAATGGCCCATCGTGGGCATGGCCGTGTTCGACCAGACCCTGTTCGTGGGCACGGCCGGCAATCCGTACTTCGTGACGGGCGCGCACTCGGCGCAGATGTCGGCCATCAAGCTCGACAGCAATCAGTCCTGCAGCGCGCGGCGCTCCATCGTGCCCGTGCAGGGCGGCGTGCTCTATGCCTCGCCTGATGGCCTGTGCCTGGCCAGCCCGGGCGGCGTGCAGGTGGTGACGCGGCAGCTGATCGCGCGCCAGGACTGGCAGCGCATGCTGCCGGCCAGCATGTTCGCGGCCGAGCATGAGGGCGTCTACTACCTGTTCTACGCCGGGGCCGGCGGCGGCTGCCTGGCGTTCAGCGCGCAGGACGGCGCCAAGCTCGGCCATACCGACCTGGGGGGCGCCGGGGTGACGGCGGTCTGGGTGGACCGCTTCAACGACCTCATGTACGTGGCGCGTGGCCAGGACATCCTGGAATGCTTCACGGGCGATGCCCTGCGCACGGCGCGCTGGCGCACCGGCCTGGCCACCCAGGGCCAGCAGCTGCCGCTGGCATGGGCCAAGGTCTACGGCCTGCAGGACGCCCAGCACCCGATCACCCTGCGCCTGTGGGGCGACGGCCAGCTGCAGCACACGGCCCAGTTCACCGACCTGCAGCCGCAGCGCCTGCCGCCCGGGCGCTGGCTGGAGCACCAGGTGGAGATCGAGGGCGCGGCCCGCGTCACCAGCGTGGTGCTGTGCTCGACCACGGAGGAGTTGCGCAGCGTATGACCAACCGCAAGAAGATCGACACGGGCGTGACCCGCCTGCCGGCCCTGGCCAGGGTCAACGTTCAGGACAAGGCCCTGTCCAACTGGATGCAGGCCGTGACCGAGCACCTTGAAGTGCGCTCCGGCGGCCGGGGCAACGAGTTCGAGCGCGGCGTGACCCTGCGCGAGCTGGTGGCCCTGCAGGGCTCGGTGCAGGGCGTCACCCAGCTGCTGGCCACCGACAAGACGCCCGGCGAGGGCGAGATCGTCATCGACCTGGGCGGCGGGCTGTCGGCCACGGTGGCCGTGGAGCGCTTCGCCCAATCCATCATCGAATCGCGCCTGTTCAAAAGCCTGGCCAAGACCCTGGACGACCCCAGCCGCTTCGACCACCTGGCGCAGGAGATCCGCGACGAGCTGCTGCGCTCCATCGCCGACGAGGCCGCCAAGCGCGGCGCCGAGGTGCGCGAACTGCAGAGCGTGGTGCAGAGCAACGAGCGCAGCCTGGCCATGGCCGTGCGCGAGGTCACGGCCAGCCTGCGCAACGCCAGCGCAGGCCTGCGTGCCACACAGGCGGCGTTCGCGGACGGCCAGCGGGCCATGGCCACCAACGTGCTGCAGCTGCAGGCCTCCCTGGGCAACTACTACCAGGACGGCAAACCGGGCCGCGCCATGCTGGAGCAGGAGATGACGGTGTTGGCCGGCTACAGCGAAGGCCTGCGCGCGCAGTACACGCTCAAGGTGCAGGCCGGCGGGGCCCTGGCCGGCTACGGCATCGCGGCCGAGGAGGTCAACGGCAAGACTTCCAGCGCCTTCATCATCATGGCCGACAAGTTCGCCATCGTCTCCCCCAGCTACAACGCCGGCCAGATGAGCACGCCGCGGCCCGAAGACGTGGTGTTCGGCGTCGATGGCGACGGCATCTATCTGCAGCGCAACGTCTACCTCAAGGGAAACATGCGCATCGACGGCCTGGGCAAGAAGCTCGTGGACGGGCTGCGCGGCTCGGTGCTGCTGTCGGCCAGCGGCAGCTTCTGGAGCGATGCCACCGCACGCCAGGCCGTCTGGCAGGCCCTGGGCAACAGCGGCAGCGCGCCCAACACCAACCACCTGATCGTGGGCGATGCCGTGACCATCAGCAACGGCGCCGGCTTCACCCAGACCCGGCATTGGATGGGCGCGGCCTGGGTGATCCCCGCCGCCGTGCTCA